ATAGTCACCAGAGCTAACAATCTGAGCAGAGTCACCAGAGCTCCCAATCTTAGCAGAGTAACCAGAGCTACCAATCTTAGCAGAGTAACCAGAGCTACCAATCTTAGCATAGTCACCAGAGCTACCAATCTGAGCATAGTAACCAGAGCTACCAATCTGAGCAGAATTGTTAACGTTATCATTTAAGTCCGTCTCTTTCTTTAGCTTAGATGGCGAAGTGACATCTTTTATCCATTCAACTCCAAGGTTAATAATGTCTGCTAATTTCAGCTCAGCCTTTACCTTAATCTTTGAGGAGCAAACTTTTGTAGAATTTTCTTCCTTATCAATCTCGCCAGACTGCTCTACCTTTGCAAAGCGAGACGTGAGCATATCGTAGTGGTCAAACACCTCTAATGGAGATTCGCAAGCGTGAAATCCTCTCTCACAGCATTTAATGCTCCCGTCCATTTCATAATCCTTGCCGATTTCATACTGAAAGTCACGGCATTTCAAATCCCGGTCAAAGCCTTTATAGGCAATAATTTTCTTTTCCATATTGATTTTTGTTTTAGTTATTTTACCTTTACATTCAGGGCATACAACCCACTTCATTCCGATATGCAAGCCATCGTTATACGTTTGTTCGTACATGCCTCCACGACCACAACATAAATGGCACGTTTCAACTTTGAAACTACAAATTCTAACTTCTGTTTGATTTTCCATTTATCGTTATCTTTCGTACAATAGCGTGAAGCCTATCGACAACCCTATCACCATATTTCATTTTCAAATGCTCATCGTCTAAGTTGGTAGAGAACATCAGTAACTTGCCGTCACGTTCCGCCATATCAACCAACTCCGCAAATGGAACTCGCTTGTTACCGTAGATGTTTGAAACATCCTCTGTGCCTACATCGTCAATATAAATAATATGGCTTCGGATAATCTCATCGGGTGACTTGTTGAGTTCGTTTGCCGTGCATATCGTTACCACCTTTCTGCAATAGTGGTTAAGAAGTAAAGGGATGATCCTCATACCGATTAGTGATTTACCAACACCACAGTTTCCAACGATCATTAAGCCTTTGCCTTTGTTATCAGTTAACCACTGAACTATCTTCTCATAGTCAGCATTCCACTTTGCAGTATCACCACAGAAATACTTTAAACCTCCTTTAAGGTGCGTTCCTGCATTTGGCACACTGATTTGTACCTTATCGGGTAACGGCTTGTACGTTGTATCTCGTAACCACTCAATGGCGGACTTGAAGTCTATTTGTTCCATTTACCAATCGCTATCTTTGTCGTAATTCATTTCAGATGATTTGAGGGCAGTAGATGGAGTTGATGTTTTTAGTTCAAACAATCCGCTCCAATTATTTGTCATACTCTGTTCAATAATAAGCGCTGCCTTCTCTGCATTACCATCGCTATACTTTTTCAGTTTTTTATAACAAAGTTCGAGGTCGCATTGACGTTTATACATTTGATTTTTAGACCTCTTATATTTGAGCCATTCCTCAAATGGTTTTTGAAGATCTGGCTCAACGAAAGATTTATTGTAAAATTCATAATTACAGATACTTAATGTACTTTTGCCGTTGTTTGGCTTCTGTTTGGTTTCCGTTTGGCAAGCACCTAAAGTTTTCAATTCTTTAAGCATGCTGGAAACTCTCCATGTACTAAATTCATTATCCTTCGCCATCTGACGAAGCGTTGTCCTTACGTTGCCATCATCATCGGACGTAAAAAGCAAGTATAGGAAAAACTGCGCAACTCTATGGGACGAAAATCTGCAATATAATTCTTTAGGTATATTCATTTTAAGTATTTCATTGGGTTAATCACTGCGTCACCAACACGTGGTTTGAAGTGTTCGCATTTGAGTAGTGTGCTTGCTACCTCTCGTTCCTTTGTTATTGAGCATTCAGAAACGATAGGGTTGACGGGTACGGATCTCATGAGATATGCGAAGCGACACTCAAAACACGTGTGTGGTTCGATATTTTTCTTTGCCATGTTATGTTTCCTTTCCACACCACGCATCAGAGCACTTCCAATACCCTGCGACAAACGCTTCTGTTAGCGTTGCGTTCGGGTGTTGCTTTATCCACTGCTCTGCGTGGAGTTCGATTTTTGTTTTTATTTTCATCTTAAACACTATTTACTTGTTTCCTCTATCAGATGTCTTTGAACAAACTTCGTTCGCTTATCGCTTGCTCCCTTCCAATGATAAAATCACAGATGAAATTACGAGCATAATCCGGAGAGATTAACGACCTCTCCATACTGCATACGCCTGCCTTTGGAGAACTGCTTGCCTTCATTATCGTCTTTCGTTCCTTGTCGTTCTGAAAAGAACGTCCATACGTTGGCTCGCAGTTGATAAACCAATAAGCCGTTGGCTTGATGTAATAATCTCCACGTAGCATTCGGTTTTTATCTATCATTGTCGGCTTCGGGAAATTTTGTCCCGTAATAAGATAATTCGGCTCCGTTGAAGGGTTTTCTATTATCAATCTTAGATTCCTACTATATGCAATCCATAGTAGCTTATAGAGTAGTGTGTGAAATTCTGTTCTTAACTTTAACCTTTCTATGGTTAATTCTATTTTCTCACACATAGACTTCTTGCGATAGTTTATATTCGTTAAATCAAAGCAAGTCTGTTGCAGTGATTCAAAGTATATGCATGGAAAGAAGGCTATTATTAGGTCTTCTTTGGTTATTTCGTCAAATAGACTTGCCCCCCCCTCGTAGCATGTTTCGATTTCTTTAAACAGATCTGCAACATTATTAGTTTCGTTAAACTCGTTCTGAATGTCGTAGTCCTCCGCTTTATATCCAAGCTTAATGAACTCGTTTTTGAACGTTCCTGACTGCTCAAAGAAGCAGTGTACTTTTCCATTTATTACCATAGCAAGGCAGCGTTCATTGTATATATAATTTTAATATCGCAAGCGAGTGCAACATTTAACTCTGCACGGCATCCAACGGATCGTTCCCAATTACATGCCATAAGGATAGCATCACAATCAAGCAAAAGTTTGAAATCCTCTCTCATGTGTTGTTCGTGCGTCGCATTGAAATCCACCTCTCTATCAAAAGGAGAAATGGGGTTATATCCTCTATTTCTTAGTGCAAGTTTCAATCTTTCAATATCTTTTTTTACTTTTTCAATATCTCTACCTGTTATTGGCAATGAGATATAGCATTTCTTTCTTCCCATATTTCTTTTTCGTTATTGATTTTGTTTTGTGCGCACTTGTGGAATCGAACCACATCGGGGCAAGTTTCTATCTGCATGCCATTATCTTTCAGGTCTACCATTCCTGTACCAGATGCGCAAAATAATATATGGTATTACTTAAATCCCCATTCTTTCATATAATCAAACCTTTCTATGCCTTTGAACTCATCAAGTTCTTTTGGACTAAGAACAATTTTGTTATAGCGGCGTTTGCCTTTCCATTCCTCTATTACACCATTCGTATATGTTTCAAAGTCTATTAGTGAAACACTAAAATAGGTTTGAAATCTACATCCTTGTACAGACTCTCCTAAATATCCGAATTTCTTTATACAATAGTTTGTTACTATCTCTTGTTGCAATCCCTCTGTTGAATAAACTGCTACAAGTAATCCACTTGTAAAAAGCCCTGTTTCTGTCAAGTCTGGAGAATGCCTTACCAAAAAGAATTTTATCCTATCCAAAAACTCTTTTCTCTGTCTTTCATATTCTTTACATTTGGTTTCAGATTCAAAAATCTTTCCGTCAAATGCTTTGAAAATCGTTGCTGATGTTATTATTTCCATAATCCTTTTTTTTAGTTAGTCGGAGTATGCGGATTCGAACCGCAACTGCTTAATCCCGTTTCACTTGCCACCGATACAACTTAAAAAGCTGCCGTTTGGTATCGTCCCTGTTTATGCTGTGCTACCATTGACACTATACTCCGAAGCGTGGGGACGCTTCCCCACGTTGTTAAACTAAATTTACCTATTTACGAATAGAACAAAGTATTCTTATCCTTGCTCGAATATATCGAGCACTTGTGTTTCCGAGATTGATGCCACATCGTAATCACACATTGAGTTGCCCATGAACTCTTTGATATAAGAGCGAGCCTTATCAATGTTTGCCGCTTGGAAAAGGTATGTTGTGATTGTTTTCTTTTCCTTTTCTGAACGTTCATCAAGCGTAATGAAAGTGAGTTTCACACGATACCACTTATCATCTTTGCTATCGTCAGAGAAAAGAACCTCTGAATATGGCGCACGTGTGATCGCCTTAATGAATGTTTCTTCACTTGTGTATGCGGATAGTTCCTCTATTATCTTCGTTTCTGCTTCCGTGAACGAAAGAGCATCAACCACAAACACTTCTGTTACTTTCTTCTCACGTCCGTCATCCATTGTTTTATCGTAACGGACTTTGGTTTCAAACCACGTTGATGTTTTACTTCTCATATTCTAATTAGTATAGTTTATTCGTTATTAAAAAATATTTAACCGCCCCTCGTATTCGGTTTATACGAGGGGCTTATTTAAAAGGCAAATCGTCCGATTGCTCTTGTTGTTGTGGTACTGCTTGTTGTTGTGGCGTTGCTCGTTGTGGTTCATGTTGGTACTTTGCTATTGTTGCATTCTGCGTTGGTTGTGCAGAAACGTTGCTTACACGTTGAACTGACCATGCACGAATATTGTTGAACCAACGACCATTGTACTCGTGAGCGTCAATGTCAAAACTAACTTTCAGTTCTTCGCCTTGCTTGATGGCAAACTGATTAATCTTATCCGCACCAAAGACGTTAAATACTAATTTCTTTGGGTATTGGTCGTGTGTTTCAACGACATATTCCTGTGACTGCCAAGCACCTTTTGAAGATGTTCCTTCACGTAGTGGAAGCACGGCTATGATTCTTCCTTGAATTTCCATTTACACTATTTTTTCTGATTTATTAATTTGATTGATTCTCTCTTTGAAATACTCAACCGCCAACTTTGTGCGTTCGAGTAATTGATGTTGCATTTCTTCGTCCTTTGGAATATGAAGGACTTTGAGTTGTTTGCTTCGTGACGTTCGTGGGTCGTATGAAACAAAATCCCCAAACGGCACCTCGACACCTGTTTCACGTTCAACGCAAATCATATTGTATTGAATCTGACAGTAATATTGGAGGTTGTCGTTCTTCAAATCATCTGCTTTTTCGTATAAGAAATGTGTTAGATGAACGGCAGGGTTGAATGGACACTTAATCTCAATTATTCCACCCGAACGGATAATGCCATCCGGACTGCCACCTGCAAACTTCTCAAACTCCTTAAGGGCAACAAATGGAGCATCAAGCACTTCATTTTCTGTTTCTTCCTGATAGCGAGTGCGAGCAGAATCTTCCATAAGCGTTCCCCAATCCATAGCACGTGAACGTGGTACGCTTTCCTCCATATATTCAAGGAAAGCATCATTTGGCATGAATTGTTCAGCAATCTTTTCATCAAGATATGAGAACGTTCCTTGCGAAAAGGGTACTTCCTTTGTGCGTACTCTTGACTTTGGGTTCTCTTTTTTGAATTGTTCAAGTTCCGCTTCTGTCATATCCTCCTTGTGATTAGCAAGGAGGATATATATTTCAGATGCGGTTAGCTTGCCTTTACGTGAAAGATACCAGTCTGATGTTCTTTGGAGGTCGTTCATTATTTCTTATCCTCCTTTTTCTTCTCGGTCTTTCCCTCCTTCTCGCCACCGAATAAGTCTTTTGAAGGATCAACTTCTTCTTTTGTTTCCTCAACGGGCGTTGTTTTCTTTGGGAAGAATGTTTCCTTAACAGTAGTCGTACCCTCCTTGATAGCGTTTGCAAGCCCACGGAGTTCTACCACCATATCGATGTCAATCTCATCTACCTTTGAGACAGAAAGGTAATCAAGGATATGCTTTTCGTCAACACCAATCTTTGCGTAATATAGCATCATGTTTTGACGACTGCTTTCAAGCGTCATGGATTGACCAAGGGAAACTTCCTTAGCTTTTGCGAGTACTTTTTTGATGAGAGCAGATGGCACAACTTTCATGACTGCATTACGCATAGCGATTGCGCAAGCTGCGTTGCCTGTCACAACCTGCATATCATCAGAATATGTGTGACCATACTTGTCAGTGATACGCCTTTTTACGTCTACCGATGTTGCATAGTTGCTTTCAAGGTCGTGGCACACACCCTGTGCGGTGATAAACTTTCCGTTATTACCAATGATACGTGCCTGCACCCTCAAATTACCCCATGAACTGGCAATGATTTCTGCCATACGAACAGAAGGACCTTCGATAACCTTACCTTGTCTGCGAAGGACATAAAAACAACTTGCAGCGGTTTCCTCATCCATTGTTGCAAGCGTCTCGATATTGTTGAGGACCCGAGCAAGATTGCGTGGATATTGCTTTGCAGTTGAAATCTGTGTATCAATCTCGCTTTTATTAATGGCTGCGAGCATTTCAGAACTTTGAACTTGAATCACTTCGCACTCTGGACTTTCGATTGTTGCGACTTCGTTACTTGTTTGATTTTCCATTATTTTCTTTCTTGTTTTAATTATTAATACCTTTGTCCGATTGTTATATATCCGTCTTTGATGTTGGACTTAATAAAGAACTTATTAAAGCCTGGGGCGCAATGTGCAATTTCGTTCTGCCGTGTGCGTTCCTGCGCTAATGAGTTCTTATTATAAATTCCCTTTTTAATGTGCAGGTAGTTTCCTGCACCACCGACAATCGCAAATAGTTGTCGTATTGTGTGTTTCCTTTCTCTAATAATCTTCTCCATTATTTGTATTTAGTTTTAATTCCTGCTTTATGTCGTTATAAACCATCTTAAAACAACCTTTCTCCCTCCAAATATATTTAGCAACCGAAGCGGTGCAAATAACCGCACCAATCGCCATAAATAATTGAATTATCATGCCGTTTTCTCTTTGAAGTCGTTAATCATTTCGGAAATGATTGAAAGTACGTTTTCAAGTGCTCCGATTCTCTCAACAACGTCAAGCTTCGTTTCTGTCGGCTTGACCTTTTTGTATGAATTGATTGAGATATGGTAGAGATACTTCAACTTCTTATATATCGTGTTCCACACATCACGGTGAGCAGTATTCGTTGCACGTGCGTACTCGCAAACAAGTTCGTTGATGCGTGAACGCACAGATTGTTGTGGTGTTGGAACATCTGATAATTTCGCTTCGAGCAGTAATCGTCCATTTTCCTCACGTTCCTTGTCCATATTATCAAGACGTTGTTCAACGGCTCTTAGACGCTTATCATGTTCAACCAAGGCATTCACAGAACCTTGTAAAATTTCAAGCTGCGATAACGGCTTTGCAACTTTGTGAAACACTTGACGATAAACTTCAAATACCGCACGAACCTTGCGAGCAATAAGGTATTCCATGCAAGAAACAGAAATCTTGACATCAACCCGTACTCCGTTTTCTAACTCATTGATACTGACGACCTTCTGATTTTGAGAAGCTATATAATCACTTCCATCATAGAACTCACCGTTTTTCAAAGCTGTTAACGCTGCGTCTTTTCTACCGTAAGCTAACATCCACACATCATCAAGATTGACAGGGAAATCCTCCCCAGATTTGCTCAATCTCATAATTGCAGCGAAGTATTGTCTTAATTGTTCACCGCTGCTTTCTTTAGTTAGTTTTACTTCTTCCATATTTTATAATATTTATCATTGTACGCACGCCCTAATCGAATAGTAGCACCTTATTTCAGTGCAGCGTGCGCTATTGTATATAGAATATGTATAGCTTAGCGACTTCCGCTGCCCAAACGGACTACTCACTGCGTTAAAGGACGTTTCGCACTATCACCACATATTCATAAATCTTTTCATATGTTACATTAGTCACCTACTTAGTCCACTATGGGGTCACGGCACTTCTGCTACCCATAGCACCTTTCGGCTTCGTTGTTACCAATAAGTCAAAGAACACCGTCTAACATTCTGTGGAGGGTAGGGAATCGAACCCTTTCGCTTGATAATTTGCTTTTCGTTTCTTCTTTTTGCTACCATTCACCGACCGTATCGGTTAACCCTCCGTTTTACCTTTGCTATACTCACGTACCACAAAGGTCACACAAGAAATAAATGAAATATTCAATCTACTATATCACTATACAATGCTTCTACTATTTTATCTGTGTCTATTTTTATATTGTCTTTTACTTCATTTCCTTCATCATCACATAAGCATACGTTAATCTTTAGGCTGATGTCTGCGGATGTTGTTACGTTATAACCCGTACCGTTCATGTACCCACAGTGGTTATCATCTTCCACGTATCCATATGTTTTTATATATCCTTGTACATCTACTAAGTAATTGTCTATTTCGAGTGTTGTATCTATGTCGCTATCTCCTACGTAATCTAATAGGTATTCTTTTATATCTTCTTCGAGTTCCGTCATACCACCTTATTCTTTAATACCAATTTATCGAGATCCGATACTTCATATAAGATGTGTCCTCCTATTTTATAGAAGTGGAGTTGACCCGTTGAGCGAAGATTGCGTAAAAAGCGTTCCTTGCAACCGAGATACTTCTCTGCTTCTGTAGTACTCAACCACCTCTTTGGTGTTAAATCTGTTTTACATATAGCTTTTTTAACCATAATAATTTGCCTTATGCGAAGTATTTACATACCTTTGCGATGTAGGTTTATTAAATATGTTGCAAAGATACTACATAAAATATGTACTAACAAGAAATACTACACAAAATATGCAGTATTTAACATTCTTTTACTTTATAGTATGTGTAGTAGATAAAATCAACCCTATAAAACGACAAATGCGCAGAGAAGACCCTACGCATTGCTCTTTGAAATACTGATACAACCGCTTTCTAATGATTGTTGAACTTGTTAACGAAGTAGATTTGACCTTTGCCCGTTACTTTCGTTGTAATAGTCGTGTGCAGCACTCCGTTGTTACCACTTCGCACACCTTTTTTGAGTTCAAACAAGCCCACATCAACGTACTTCTGATTAGGAATGTTATAGCGTTCTCCTTTCGTGCCGAGATAGCCGTTATCACGCATCCATTGGAATAGTCGCCTTTCTCCCATCGGAGTGCCATTCTGATTGATTAGCTTTGCGAGTTCACCAATCAAGCAGGAAGATACAGATCCGCTAACCGCCTTAGTAAAGGTGATAGCAGGCTGGGCATCTTTTACAGATTGTTCCGCCTCAATACGCTTCTGCCTTTCGTTTTTGAGAGCCGTGGCAAGTTGGATAAGATAGTCAGGGTCGGCTAACGTGCGTTCTATGATGTTGTCCGTCATGTAAGCACCATGTTTACGGATTGACGGCAAAACTTCCTTAGTGACCCATTTGCGAAAGGCTTTCGCTTGGGGTTTACGACTGTCGAGGATCACATCGTACAAGCCGTCTTCATTTACGAAGTTAGCACTTTGTACACCTCCCGCCGTTACAAGGGGTTCGGTTGAAACGACCCCCTTATCAAGTCGCTCCCTTACGTGTCCTTGTTGCAGTCCAAGAGCATTACACACATCAGCAAGGCAAAACAATGGATTATCCGTTGTTCCAGCCGTTCTTACTTTCCCAAATTGTGGGTTTTCAAAAATTCTTAATTCGTTCATAAGAGTTTATTTAATGGTTATTTTGGATTAAGTTGCAATAAATTCTAATGAGGATGTCTGGGACTATAACGGACTTACAAAAGACCATGTATCCTTTGATGGCATTGCTTACAAACCACAATAAGATCTTTATCGTCATACTCCCACGCAAGATGTCCGGATATATATCGAAGATGATGAATTTGAAGATTATGTGTAACTCCACATATAGAACATTTGTGTCCTTTTAATTTAAATATATGTACACGCTTATCTTTCCACTCTTTAGTTTTGAGTTGATTATCGTAACTTAAATTTCCAAAAAGTGATTTAAGAGCCGTAATTCTGGATTTACTCGTAAATGTTGAGTTTTTAGCTTTGCGTTTCCTCGCAATTCGCTTCCTATTCCGAGTATTAGTTTTTCTTTCTGAATAATCAGCAAGTGAAGTTTCAGCGATAACCCATCTTGATATAAGTTCTTTTACGGTAAATTTATATTTACGACAAAACTCATCAATAAAAGCTTTCGTACATATTGCTCGCCGATGAGAGGGAACATAGGAAGCGTGGTTTTCTTTAAATGAAACAACACCAGCGTATCCGTAATCAAATTCTGGGTGCACGTTCATCATAGATGTGAGAAGTTGAATAATCGCTTTCTCCGACCCGTTTTTGTTTACAACGAAACATTTTGAATGAGAGGATAAGAATTTAACCAACTCTTTTTCCTGTTCTATTTTCTTACTTTTACCCATAATAATGATATATAATAAAAATATAATTATGCTACGGAAGACCTGCACGTGGACAGAAAGTCCCCTTAGGAGCAAGTGCAACTAAGAAAGTTACCATGCCCTGCGGGTTTCCTTTCATGCTGACGGTGAGCCTATGCTTTCAAGGAGCACACATGACCAAACATCCGTTATGCTTCTGCGATTTCAGTTGGTTTGACTGGTGCAAGTCTCGCTTCGGACTTCCTGCTTTCGCACGTCCCCTCTTTCGAGTCCGCTTTATGCAGCCTTGTAGCAGGTTTAATCCTTCACCCCAAAATGGACTATGGTGTAAAGTGAAGAATCGGAGTCGGTTGTATATAAACAAAAACCCCAACACGAGGAAGGGTACGTGTTGGAGTGTGAAAAGTATATAATAGTTAAATACGCTACACAATAGTACACATCCCTTCCTCAATGTTGCTACAAAATTACTACATAATTTATGAAGTACAAAATAAAATTAAATAAAATATGGAAAAAAGATTAGATGAAGTTTCAGAACGCTTCCTTCGGGAACTTGAAACAAAGGGCATAAGCGGCTATAAGCTTATGAAAGATGGAGTAATCGGTTCGCAAACAACAATGACGAACATCCGTCAAGGCAGGCAGAGTGTCAGCCCACGCATTATTGACGCTTGTGTGAAGCTTTATGGAGTAGATAAGGCATATATACTACTTGGTGATTACATCAGCTCTGACGAAGCGAATGACGGTAATTCGGAAAGCCAATCATCCCCATTGGTTGAGCCTATCAAGCTATACCTAAGAGAGAATCTTGTAAGCGTTCCATTCGTGCCACAGTATGCAACTGCTTCCTTTATAGAGAATCTTGGGGATATGCAAAGAATGAAGCTTGATACGTATGGAGTAATGCAGGAGGATGGAGAGGATCTAATGAATGGTGATTACGTTGTCTTTCAGGTTAAGGGAGAAAGCATGTCACCTTGCATCCCTGATAGTACAAAGGTACTTGCAAAGAGAATAGACAAAAGCAAGTGGGATGAAGCAAGTGGGGTAGTATTCGTTGCTTATGGCAAGTTCTTAACCGTAAAGCGAATTTTGAAAAACGATTTTTATAAGGATGGTTCGATTATTCTAAAGGCAGATAACATTTCTTACGGACAGATAGATATTAGCAAATCTGACGTGAGAGGTTTATGGTCTGCCGAGAGGATTGTGAGTCAGAAAATCATATAGACAGTACCCAAATTGGTACACTTAATAAATTTAACACTCGTAACTCCTTTATAACTAATAGCTTATATATGCTAAATATTGGCTTCCCAAGCTTGAGAGGCGGGTTCGATTCCCGTATTCCGCTCTAAGGTGC